AAAAAGTAGGGGCGGCTGTTGGGGCTGCTCCTTTTTTTGGTTGCTATGGCATAGCAACATACTCTACACCGTGGCGGCGGCGGTGGCGGCTGTGCGTTTGAGCTGATAGAGGCGGTCGGCCTCCTGCTGTTTTTTCGCTTCTGCTGTGACGCGCTGGAACTCGCCGTTGTTGCTGTAGGGGTTGTGCTCCGTGGCTGTCTCGGCTGAGAGGATGCCAGCGTTCTTTGCCGCTACGAGGTCGGCGATTAAAGAGCTGTTGTTTTCGTGGATGAATGGCGTTTGCCAGCTGTAGAGGTGGTCCCGGTATTCGAGGGCTTCGGTAATTATTCCGTTCTCGATGCCCCAGCCTTCGCAGAAGAGCGAGTCCATATCCGTGATGGTATCTTGGTAGTCCTTGCATTCCAGTTCTGCGAGGTCGAGCGACGGAGCGTAGTAGAGCTTCATGGTGCCCGTCGGTGTGTCGCCAGACTTCAGTTCCGGCTGACGGACGATGAAGCCACCTTGGAATATTTCGTCGAGCAGGTACTTGATATACTGCGTGTAGTTCTCTGAGAGCTGCTGCGGCTGGATGATAGAGACGTCATCCTCCTTGCCCATCGTGAAGGCACGGATGCGTCCGAGCGGATCGCCCTGGATGTCAATGTTGTCACCCTTCAGCTTGTAGGACGGCAGGGCCATGCCGGCGTTGTTCTTGGCGAAGTAGGATAGAGCCACCTCGTAGTCGTCGCAGAGGCATTGGATGTTATTCCAGCATGGTCCGTTGTGCTTGTCTCGTTTGTAGTGGATGGGACAGCGGGTGAAGCCGTGACGCGCGCGGAACACTACCTCGTAGCCATCCATGCCGAAGTAGTCCTTGAGCCCGTTGACTATGCCCTGTATGCCCGTCTTGGCTTGGCGGTATCGCGTGAGGTATTCGTCATCCCAGACCTCTACCCAGCTGATGACTTCTTTTCCTTCCTCATCGTAGCTGGAGAACTTACGGGCGAAGTGCGTCATGCGTCCTGTTATCGGGTCGTAGTGGGGGAAGAGTGTATCGCCATAGAGGAACGAGAACACCTTCATCCCCAGCTTACTGTTGTCGAGGTAGAAGCATATCGCACCGTCGGCTGTCATCTTCACGCTCTCGGCCAGTTTGTAGAATGCTATCTCCGCGTCGTGTGTCAGCCATCCCTTGCAGTAGGCCTTGTGGATTTCCTGTAGTCGGGTGTCGATTTTCTCATCCGTCAGTTCGTGGTGGATGTCATTGCCGCAGAGGTGGACGAGTTGCTGTACGGTTGTGACGCACTGGATGGTGGCTCCGATGCGGAACGTCTCTTCGCGGTTCCATTCAATTTCGGTCTTTCCGTCTTCCATCTCGTGCTCTGTGTAGTTGTAGAACTCGGGAAAATAGAAGTCGGACATGACGCGATGCGAGAAGGGATAGAACTCTTCGAGGTAGTCAGCCTGCGTCATGATGCAGCCCATCAGCCTTCGCTCGGTGTATTTCATCTGGTCAACGAACTGGGGCTTGTTGTACTCTTGCGCCTCTCTGCCCCCGTTCTGGAGCCGGTAGAAAGGCTGTTTGGTTAAAAGATCTCTTACTGCCATATTGCTTGTGAATTTGGGTAGGTAGGGTAAGTAGGGTTTTTCCCTACCAACGCCGTCCTCCACGGTTAAACATATTGAAATTATTTCTTATTTTGTCTGCGTAGGTTCCGGCATTTCTGCTTTCTCTGAAGAAAGCCTCTTCGCGGCTTATCAGTTGGCCGTGTCGGCCTCTTGGTCTGGCTCCGAGGAGTCCGAGGTTACGCGGCTTGTGGTGTTGTTTCTTGATGTTCCATATTTCGCGGATGGTAGCGCACTCAACGAAGTCGGGTGAGCGATGGATGAGATTCTTCATTTCGCGCTTCTTGTCGATGACGCGGGTAGGATCATCTTCGCGGAATCGGATGCAACGGCGTTCCTCATTGAGTATTTCTCGCAGCGTCTTGTCTTTGTAGCCGATGCCCGAGAAGCGACGGTCAAGCAGCTCTGGGGCGATGGAGTATGTGCCGTCCTTGATGTGGTCGGCGAAATACTGGAAAGCCTGAGCCTTCATGTTGAAGTACATACCCTTGAACTCGTTGCGCACACCTTCCTTGGCATTGAACGGCAGGGCCTTTGGGAAGAAACCCTTGAAAATCTGTCCTACGCCATTGAGGTCGTAGGCGAAGTTTTCCTCACGTACTCGCCATCGGTACAGGAGGTCTTTGGTGAATTCTATGGTCTTTTTAGAGTCTTTAGAGCAAGCTTCAATGTCGGCTATGTGATTGCCTACCCATAGCATGAACACACACTTATCGCCACCGTCGAGTGCGGCGTCACAGGTGATGCGCCGTACTCCGTCGCCCAGCTGTTCCGCGTTGGCGTAGAAGCGTTCCATGTGCTCAATCTTCACGAGGTCGTGACCAGCGGCCTTGTATTTCCAGTTACCGTCGAGGAAACGGGCGCGGGTCTCGTCATCCTGTCCGATAAGGTTGGCGAGGTATGACGGGTCGGAAGACATGAGGGCTACGTTGTCGGAGAGCTTTGCCGGAATGAAGGTGACGGACTTGATGAAGAGGTCTTGTGGCCTGCCATAGCGTTCGTACTCAGGTTTCCAGTAGGCCATGAGAATCCTCTTACATTTCTCAAAGACCTCTTCTCGGGTGCCGCCCCAATATATCTGCGTCACGTCGTCGCCGTCCATGAAGCAGTAGCGTACCTTGCCGCAGCGTTCTGGAATTGGCAGGCCCGTCTCTTGGTCAATCCACCAGGCGATGAAACGCGCTACCCACGAGTCTGGGTCTGGATTACATGTTCCGACGATACGATTACGGATTCCGTAGGCATTACGGTTAGACATGGTGAGTACCTTGAACTTCTTGAAGGAGATCTGCGTCACCTCGTCGATGGCGATGTATGGGTATTGCTTACCTTGGTATCGGTCGTGGAAGTCGGTGTAGTCCATATCGTGGAAGCTGAATGTCAGCCAGCCACCGTTGGCGAAGTTCCACGTCATATCGTTCTTGGCGCGGTTGTAGGTACCGAACTCCTTATATATCTCGCCCGATGTGTCGATGATGTCCGAGAGGTCATCCAGTTCTTTACGGAAGATGATGGCGCGAAGGTGCGGGTCGGTGATGTCATAGAGTGCGTTCATGAGCAACACGAAGGTCTTACCACCGCCACGGCCACCCCCGACGATGGAGATGTCGGCAAAAGAGGAGAGCATGTCTGTCTGACCTCCTTTTTGTGAGAAGAGCACGTTTTCGGCGTGTGTCTCTTCCCAATTCTCTCGAATTTCCTGCACCTGATTTTCGTCGACGATGGTCAGTGTCTTGGCCAACTCCCTGTATTCTTTCATCAATGCGGGTAGCACTTCGTCGGGAATGTCTGTAACGGGTTGCAGGGGTATGCTGAATTTTGCCATATTTCAACGAATAAAGCCCCGCTACGGCCATAACCGTTACGCGGCTTAGTAAAGCTCTACTTGACTGATTTTGATGGCAAATTTACGCATTTATTTGCGAATTTACATAATTTGCACTAAAATTTTAGTAAAAAATTTGGTTGAAAGCTGAATTTTATCTATTTTTGTGCCGTAAAAAGATTGTTTTTCAGGAAAACCCCCTGCCAAATATTAGAGCAGGCATACTCCTCGACCCTGACCGGGGTAGCCATCAGAGCTATTATCTGACTTGCCCAAAGTGCAAGCAGAAGCAGGCAGATGTGGAGCACTTGCAAGGCATGGTGATAATGAGGTTTAAATGCCGGAGATGCGGTGGGCACGGTGGCAGGGAGAGAAGAGCGACATTGCAAACCAAATATATAAAATTATGGAAATCGAAAAAATCGTTTCTACCGTGCAGGAGAAAGTCGGAAACACCGATTTTTCGGCACAAACCATTCAGAAGTACGTGGAACTGAATCCCGTTGCCGAGGGTCAGGAGCCTGACGAGGCTTACTTTACCAAGGCCGTGGATTTCGTAAAGGCGATGCAAGGCCAGTACAACCACGACTTCTCTACCAAGTTCGCAGAGGCAAAGAAAAACTTGCTTACTGAGGACACGTTCAAGAACATGTCGGCAGAGCAGCTCGCCGAGGTCAAGAAGCTGGTTGAGGGATTGAAACTCAATTCTACGTCAGGCCAACAGGGCAGTGAAGAGGTGAAAGCGCTCAAAGAGCAGATTAAGCAACTCACTGACAGACTCGACAACGGCGACAAGGCAAAGCAGCAGGCCGAACTCTTGCAGAAGGTGAGAGCCGCTATGAAGGAGCAGAAAGCCAGCGATGACTACGTTCTTGACAACACGCTCAGAGGTGCGGAACTCGACGTAACAAAGACGGTTGAGGACTTGACCAAAGAGTATCTGGCGAAGTACGATGCCGAGTACTTGAAATGCCGCGGTGCCGGTGCACCCCCGAGAATCGGCGGTGGTGGCAGTGGTCAGGGTGACACCTGGCTCGACCAGCAGTTCAAGAAGAAAGCCGCCCGCGAGGGCTGGGGCAAGAAGGACTAAGCCAGCATGCCGCTAACGGCGGCGACCCTCTGTTGACACAGCGGGCATAGTGACTAAGGTAAAAAGATTGTTTAACAAAAAAGGAAACGAAAGATGAAGAATCAGGTTATCCAGACAGGCAACAGCTTTGACCAGGGCAGTTTCACTTTGGGACACGCCCGTAAAGTATGGCGCCGCATTGAGGAGCAGCTTCCCGGTACTGGCATCATCAAGAACCTTTCCGACTTCGCTCAGGCAGGTCTTGTGCGTAGTGGTATGGCCCTTGCCAAGGACACCTCTGTAGGTGCCGATGTTCAGGACTTCGTGGCTATTCCTTGGGCTGACATTGTTTCGGCTCAGGGCGTGACTTACTCTAAGGTAGATTCTCCGACTGGCAACCCCAAGACGAAGGGCTACTACGAGTATGATGAGACGGATGGCTATGTGGCCACCAACGACACTTCCGTAACGGCGAATAAGGACTACTACGAGCAGGTAGCCGCCGTGACCACCGACGGTCTCGGCATCGTGGGCTTCTTGCAGGAGGACGTTCCAGTTATTTCGCATGTCTCTGGCGAAACCACCACTTACAACACCGGCACTTGCACAGTGATTGTGAAGGGTGAGATTTACGGTTATATGCTTGGCGACACCCAGGAGCAGGCCGCTACCGTTGCTGCCGCCATCAAGGCTATGACCCAGAAGAACGGTCTTAACATTCGTGTTATCGACTAAGAGTTTAATGTAAAGAAAGGAACAAGAATATGAGAACTATTCCAGTTACTTTGCGCGACATGATCAGTCTCGGTATGGACGGTCAGAAGTGGCAGGCTTTCGTCGACCACTACGAGGAGAAGTTCAACGCTATCAACGTTGATGGTTTTTCCTTTGACCCGATTACCATCGGCTATACATGGGCGCAGATGCTTTCCAAGGTGGGTGCCCAGGTGCTTCCTACCTACGTTGATCCTGAGGGCGAGGGCTACGAGAAGCCTCTGAGCCAGCTCGAAGGTGCTACTGGCAACATCCCCACGCAGAAGTTGTTCTACAGTGTGAACCGCGTCATCCTGCGTGAGAAGATGCAGCTGGTACAGAGATACGGCAATGCCGTTATGGATGCCGAGATGAAGGGTGTTATGTTCGGCTTGCTCGACGAGGGTACCGACGGACTTATCCAGAGCTTCTGGAATGCCCTGAACCATCAGCGTCATCAGGTGGTGTCAAAGGGTCAGTTCGACATTACGAACACCAACAACCCCCGCGGCTATAAGGGCGTCACCATCGGCTTCAACATGCCCGATGCCAACAAGGACGTGCTGAACGGCCCTGCCCGTTGGTGGACGAATGCCGATCACACTACCGAGGGCAGTTCCTCTGACCCCATCGAGTATCTGAAGAATCGTGTGAAGGCTATTCGCCGCACACTGCCCACCGCCAGCCGCTACAGCGGTGCCCTGCGCATGGAAATTTCGCAGGACTTGTGGGACGACATGCTCCAGCACTCGAAGGTCAAGAGCCGCTTGGCTACTTACTTCTACGCCACCGTGGAGAACGACACCGTGCGCCTTGCCGCCATTCAGGACAAGAGCGACGACGACTTCAAGGAGGCTATCCGCAAGATTATCCGCGTCGACGAGATTGTCATTCGTGAGACCTACTCGTATGTCTGCAAGCCCGGCGTGAACGACGCTGGCGAGCTCGACCTCGTGGAGGAGCGTATCGATAACTTCGATCCGAAGAACGTGGCCTTCATTCCCCTTGGCAAGCTCGGTGGCATCCAGGGTGTGCAGCCCCTCTCTATGGGCTATGATCCTGACAAGGTGGCCTACGCAATGGGCGGTCGTCTGCTGATTGAGCAGGAGGACATTCCCCGTACTCACAGCATCAACGTGAACGGTGAGATGGGCCAGCTCTGTGTGCCTAACGCTATCCTGCACATGTACATCAGTACCGTGACAGCGTAAACTCTTAACGGCTAATGAATGATACCACGATGGAAGAGAAGATGACAGTCAGCGAATTTCTAAAGAGTGTCTGCCAGTTGGTAACAGCTGAAGGCATTCGGTTCGTATGTGCGAAGCGTAAGATGAAGCCTACGGATGTCTACGAGGACTTGTCCGAGCGAGACGCCGACTTGGCCGAGGGTACGATGTACTACTGGCTGGCATCCCTTCCCGTCGGTGGAGGTACTGAAAAGGTCGCCGATGGTGGCTGGTCTCACAGTGAGGGCGGCTGGCAGGTTAGCAAGGCTAACATTGAAGAATGGGGCCGTCGCTACCGTGCGCTGTTCGACAAGTGGGACGAGCCGCTGATTGGCAACTCCAGAATACGGATTATCAACTTTTAAACCGCGGGAGAAACAGTGGTCACGGATATGGGCAGATTAGGACAGCAATTCGTAAGGTTTCCACACCGTTGCACGATCTACACGTTTGAGGGTGTCACGCCGTTCTCGGACGGCGAGAAGACCATCTTATGGGAAGGTCGTTGCCGCAAGGAGAGCAACACCAGCGTCCGTAGCTTCACGGGTAGCGATGCCGTCATGAAGAGTGACTACCGCGTCCAGCTCGGGGCGATTGTTGGTGGCGAGCTTTCCGGCGATAAGGATGCCTCCTATGACGGACGGCCGGGCGAAGAATGCGGTGCTATCGTTTTCGGCATCAAGGCCGGATTGCTCATCGACGTGGTTGATAAGAGTGGCGAGGTACAGGGGTTGTCAGTGACCGATGTGTACGTAGGCAATCTTGGTACGAGTGTCTATTGCAATCTGATAAAGACGTAAGTCATGGCCAACAGGTATAAGCGCAAGGAGATTCTGGAAGCATTATTCACGATGATGCAAGGCGTGGTCGACGAGGTGTACACTACCAATCGCCCCACGACGAAAGACCCTACGCAGGACTGGGCCGTAGTCAAGTTGCCCTACGGCATCAATGCCGAGAGCTCGATTACCAACAACGCCTACGCTCAAATCCAGCTGTTCTATAAAGACCGGCAGAACGGCATCGAAAGTGTCAACGGTGGCGAAGTCTTGATAGACGATACCATTGCAGCCATCAAGGAGCAGTTGGTCGAGGGCGGCACCTACGGGCACCTGATGACCTGTAACGAAGAGCCGCGATTGATGTCCTTCAAATCCGACTTCATGGGGTATCACGCAGTAGTCATACAATTCAAGTTAATCATCAGTTTTATAAATAATTAGAAAGGAATCAAATTATGGCAGCAATTACCATTCAAAACGATTTGAGTGCTCTCGACAAGCATTTTTGCCAGATGCAGCATGTCTTCTATATCGCCACTCCTAATCAGGCACTGAGCGAGATTACCGCTTTCGACTTCGAGCTTCCCGTGCTTGTGGACGGCGTAGGTTTCGACACCGGCGCAGCCAGTGTCAACCGCGTTAAAATCACCGAGGGACGCACCATCTGCACCTCTGCACAGCAGGGCGACCCCAGTATTAACTTCCAGGTAGCCTCTGTAGCAGGTCCTATCAACGACCTGCTGATGGACGAGAAGGCAGCTACCGACACCGTAGGCGGCACCATCGACGGCGTTACCTA